ATCGGTGTTCACTGTCTTGGCGGTTTTGATAATCTAATTCTCCAAAGCGTCAAAAGCGACGTCGACTAAAGTATTAACAATAGGAACAGCGACGCTGCCAACACCAGTCGAAGTAAGTACAGTATCTAGAGCGGTCTGGGTTGCTATCTTCAATGGTCGTTTGACGACACTAAATACAGAATCTACTAGAGTATTGGCCATAACGCCATAACTACCGTTGTTACGTTTACATACTTAGTCACAGAAACTGCTCTGTTTCACAAATAACTACTCGGAAGCCAGGCTAGTCTCGCCACGTCCGTTCGTGTACTGAGGTTATTAGAGGGCATTGAGTGTGTTTTTACTGTCAGAATCGTTATAGAGTAGTCTACCTTTGACTACTTGGTACCAACACAGAGTGTTTAGATAGTTCACGAAACCTGCAATATACTCTTCCTATTCTACTTGGCTCATGTTGATGAAACCTATAGGTTTGGCTAGGGGTGTAATGACTATATCTAGTAACAACCTACCAACGTCTTTAGAATCTTGATCATCTACGGCGTATTGGTTATAACTTGTCCATTCCAGGTCATGTGGGAGCTTCAGTTTCAGGAATCTTTCATTCTACGGGGAGTTTCTGTTGACATTGACAATGATAGAATCGACTATCTCGTCTTTCGGTTTGTTATCGACCATTCTCGTAACTTTCATCCTTACAGTAATATTACACTCGTAGGGTAAGTTAGTGATGCCAAGGAAAAACTTGATATAGGCGGATTCATCCACAGGGCTGGTTACGGTCTTGTTACCTCTCTTCAGAACATAGTAATAAGGTTTACCGGCATTCAATTCTGAACATTGTACTCTGGGAGTACCTCTATATGGTGAATACCATATAATCTCGAAACCACAGTCTTACAGTGCATTTTCACCAGTACGTATTGGAAGGGTACATTAATAATGTGAGCCATTGTCTGACGTGGAAAAGCCTTCACTGGTCTGATTCTCGACGGAATCAGAAAAATCGGAGATGTTTTATTCTTTATACTTCGAAGAAATAATAATCATGGTCTCCGCACATTTAACTACTTCAGCTGTAGCACATTTTGGTATCCTAGGATCCTTGCAGAGAAGCTTCTTCATGCCGCTGTGTGAACCAAGCTTTGAATCCTTACTGCCTCCTATAAACAAGAGACGTGCGATACCATAGTTCGGGAAAGTCATGTCCTAGATGACTCTGCCCTCAAAGAACTTGAGCCATGCTCTTCTATTAGAAGTCAAGATGAAAGTGTTTGACTTTGGACCACATTTAATCTGTTCTCTAATCATGGAGGGTTCATCTAATAGAGTGTCGTCCTCGAACATTTCCTTCATCTCTCTATATTTCTCTACTTACTGAGCGATTTTGATGATCTCGTTACGGGGGACGTTTTTATTGGACTGTCGAGGTTGTCGGACAGGCTACTTAGCACGACGGTCGATGACGTTGATTGGATAATGCTTGTTCATAAATGTAGCCAAAGATCCAATAGTGTCATATGAGTTATCTTTATTATAATGAGCTTGAAGTCGTTTGATTTCTGTAAGTATCTTGTCGTGTGCCTTAGAGTTTCTATTAACAGTTTTCAAGGCATTATTTTTCGCACGACCCCAACTATTGAGTTTTCCTAAGCCAATAAATTTGTTGGAGCCTTTGTTCTTACGGTTGCGTCTTCTGTCGTTTTTCCTACCTTGTGGTCTACGGTTCCTGTCGCCTTGTCTTCGGCCGCCTTGGCCTGATTAGGGAACACCACTTCTTTAACTGCCAAAAAGTTGACTACCGTCAACAAATTCGAGGGTCTGATTGATATCTTGATAATGTTATGTCAGACAAAGAGTAGCGTGTCCAGGTGAACTGTCACGGGGAGAGAGGGAGATAGACCAGCGATAAGGTTGGGGTATACAATCAATTCCGGGGTAGGTGAATGGTATATCTTTGGCCATAAAACGAGCTTCTGCTAGGGTCATGAAGTTTTAGCGCAAAGCTTCGCAACGTTAATTGGTCACGTTTCAGCTAGAAATGTGAGCTTTGGATCTGAAGTTCGCGAGGGATCTAAATAGTCGAACTGGATCATTAGATGTCGAGTCTTACAGGAGTCGACAATAGTGAGGATAACAGCCATCTTGTTCGGTAAGGTCAGAATACTCTTCTAAAATCGAAGCAGTGTGAATCTGAAGGATCGAACTTTGGAGACATTGATAATCGCCGGACGGAACGCTGATAAATTACCAGATACGGTCTTGCTTGTCATCAATGAATTGTTTGCCTGAGGTGCCTGAGAACATGTATGTTGCCTACAGCAATAAACACAATAACATTCTGAACAATTATCCAGGTCTTAGCCTCTCCGAGCCAACGAAAGTTCCGTCTGTCAAAAGTGCTCCTTAAGTAGGAGTCTTCTTTTGAGGAATAGCTTTAAACAGCTTGGTGACTTTGTTAGCACGGGTGGTCACCGTTTAATTGGTGACGCGATGATCAAACTCGTCGATTTCGAGGAGTTTGTGAGA